TTACTGCTCACTTCCCTCATACTCAACATCAGACAGCAGCACTTCCAGCTCCAACGCGGTAACGTAACCCGAATTACTCAAACTGTGCGTCACTTTTGAGATTGTCCATTCCTGTTCGTCGATCACCTGTTTGAATCCGCTCACCTGAACAGGCGTTTCCGGGAACAGGTCAGCACGCCCCATTGCCAGCGTGATAGAGAACTCCGCCACACCACGTTGCAGTTTGTCCCACTTCGACTGTGCGGCACGCATGGCCTGTGCTTTGGTCGCAAAAACCGTGGTCAACGCCAGTACGTTCTCATCCGTGCCAACCAGATAATCCCCCTCGCGCGCTTCCGGCGCTTTGGTGGCTTTCTTCGCTTTCGGGTGGGTTTTCTGTGGACCCTGATGCAGCAAGACTTTGCGCTGCACTTTGACCTTTTTAGGTTTCTTCGGCTGTGGCTCTTTAGTATGCAGCCAGCTTGCCGTCACACCTGTATACGCGCCACGGTCAGCCAGGCTAAAACTGTGCCGATCGCCGTCGCTGCGTTCAATCATCTGCTGTGGGATAGGCTTGCCACTGGCCGTCTTCCCCGTTCCGGGGCGGATAAACAGCAAGCGTCCAGCTTTGATTGCTACAATTGCCCCGTTGCGCTCGGCCAGCCGGGTAATAAATACCGCGTCGGTTTCCTGCGTCTGGTCGATGTGCGGAATTTTTATCCCGGCAAAACCGTCGGCCAGCATCGGTGCAAGATTGTTACGCTTTGCCACCTGTTCAACAATCGCCCCCAGCGTGGTGTCGTGATAGGACAGCTCACGCCGCGAGTTCAGCGACCCGCGAAAATCGGCACTCCGCGCCCGGATGGTCAGCGTATCCGGCGTGCCACGGTGCTCTATTTCATCCACCGTAAAATCGCCTTTGCCGATCAGCGCTTCACCTTCCCAGCCCAAAAATACCGACAGCACCGCGCCCCGGCGGGGCAACTGCATCTGTCCGTCGCTGTCGTCCAGCTCGATGTCGAGCTGGTCGGCCTCAAAGCCCCGGTTATCGGTCAAACTGAGCGACAGCAGGCGCGGACTGATAACGGTCGTGATGTCCTGCTCATTCAGGCGCAACAGGTACGCCGGGGCGGTTTTACTGCCCGCACGAACATTCAGCGGGTTAATCATGCGAATAATCCCCCGATAGCGGATTGCGCCCGATTAGCCATTTCCCCGGCGCTGCCGATCAAGCCCTCCGCCTGCTGGCGTAAATCGCCCAGCATTGCAGACAGCGACGAGTCCACGCGGGTCAGCGTGATGGTGAACTCAATCCGCCGGGCGCGGCCATCAGGGAAAAAATTGGTTTTCGTCTGGCTGATACTGTTCACCACAAACACGCCGTAAATCGTGCCGCTGCCCTCAATCAGCGGCCATGCACGCCCCTGATCGGCCATCGTTTCCAGCATCAGCAGTGACAGCGTGCCGCCTGTGATTTCGGGCAGCAGTTCCCCCGACAGCGTGATTTTCTCTTCTTCAATGCCTAAGAACTGCAACGCCGGGCGCTGACCGACACGACTGTTTGACGGCCAGCGGTAATCAACGTTGCGCTGCATGTTCTGGTAAGGCAGGGTCTGGAGCTGGAACACAAACAGCCCTAATGTGAGCATCATCTTATTCGCCTCCCTGATAACTGTACTGACTGAATGCGCGTGACCGCGCAGCGCGTTCCCGCTGCTCAAGCTGGCGCGTAACTTCCTGCGCAATGCCTTTCTCACTCTGGCCGGGCTGGGCAACAATACTGATAGGGGCGTGAATACTGACCGGGGACGATGCGGCACTGGTCTGAACCGTCGGCGCTATCGGGCGATAGGCTGACATGTTCATCGTGGCCGATGCCATTGTGGCCGTATCCTGACGGCTGGTGACATTCGCTGAACTCGCCGCAATGTCCTGCGTACTCACACCGCTGTATCGGGCAGCAATGGCTTTTGCATCTTTACCCTGCGGAACCGGTGCAGTGCTGCCCCCTGCCTTTAGCGCGGCGGCCTCTTGTGGCGGGAGGATACTGTCAGCGGTCGGGAGTTTTTTCGATTTCTCATCAACTAGCCCCAGCTTTTCCAGCAGCCATGACACGCCTTTTTTCAACGACTCCAGCGGGTGCATGATGATATTCAGCCCGCTTGCCAGCGCTTCACCAAAGCGTTTCCCCATGCTGGCCGCGCTGTCCAGCTCGGCGGCAGTGGATTTGACCGGATTCAGCAGATCGCCGAACCAGCCAAACAGCGCCCGGATTTTGTCACCAATCCACGTAAAGACGGGTTGTAACGGCTCAAACGCCGCAATAATCGGCGCACTGGCCGCAACAAATCCCTCAACCACGCCGCCGATAAAGGCCTGAATCGGCTCCCAGTATTTCCAGATAAGCAGTGCGCCGCCAACCAGCGCCGCGACAGCCAGCCCGACGGGAGACAGCAGGACGCCTAACGCACTGCCAACCAGCGTAATGCCAGTGCGCAGCAGTGCCAGCGGTGAGGTAAACAGCCACATCAGCACCCGGCCAAAACCCGACATCGCGCCCCGGATAATGGTCAGCGGGTTACTGACCGCCCCGAATACCGAGGTCAGCGCAGAGGCTCCGGCACGTAGCAGCATCAGCGGCGACTTTGCCAGCCAGCCGATCATGCCGCCGAGGCGGTTTAATCCCATAGATAACTTGGGTAATCCCTTTCCACCGACCTTACCGAATCCGGCACTCAGTAAACCCGCTCCGCCAACTAATGCATTAATCCCGCTCATAACAGGCCACGCAACCAGCCCGATCCCGCCCAGCACCGTAATTAACGCCGTGGCGGCTCCGCCTACCATGACTATCTGCCGCGTCAGCTCCGGGTTAGCCTTGACCCATTCATTGACGCGGGTTAACCATTCCGTCGCGGCCTGCGTCAGTTTGCGCAGCGCGCCATCATCGTCATTGAACAGGTTAAAGCGCAGGCTGGACATCGCGCCCTGTAGCCGCCCGATATCCCCTTCGAGGTTATCGCGCAGGGTATCGCCCATGCGATCAGCCGCCCCGGACACGTCACCGAGCTTGTTTTCGGCTCCGGCCAGCGCGGCCAGAAATTTCGGTATCTGGTCAATCGACAGGTCTTCAATCGGCGTACCAAACAAAGCAATGGCCGCGTTTGCCCGTTCCGCCGGGTCTTTGATTTTCAGCAGCCCGTTGGCGGTTTTCTGCATCGCGGCGCGCGCTTTATCACCCCCGCTGGCGATGGCGGTAGACATTTTGGCGGCATTGAGTCCGGCGGCGTCATAGGCTTCAATGCTGGCTTTTGACATGTCCGACCCGCGAATGCTGAATTCCTTCACCGCGTCGCCCGTCTTGTCCAGTGCAAACTTGCCTTGCTGCGCCATTTCAACCAGCAGCGTCATCGCCTCCGATCCGCTGAATCCCATGTTGCGGAAGTGGGTCGAATACTCGTGCAGAATTTCCGGCAGTTCGCCGCGCATCTGTGCAGACACGCGCTGCATCCCGGACACCATCAAATCAAACGCCTCGTCGCTGTTTTTGGCGAGGCCGTTTTTCATCATGATGGCGGCTATCTGGATACTCTCGGTTGCGCCACCGCCGAGCGCCGTTTGTATGTCCAGCGCCTTACGCGATATGCGCGCCAGCTCGGTTTCTCCTACATCCCCCATCGCCCCTAACGTGCTACGCACGGCGGCCACCGCGTCCGCTATCTGAGTGAGATCGTTACTCACACCGGAGGCGTTAACCTCCTTGATAACGCGGGTGTACTGTTCGCCGTCGGCGGCATTCCCGCCCGTCTGCGCCGCAATGCGCGCCCCGTGTCCGTCAGCCTGCACCGACGGTGCAATCAGACGGCTTTCGGCATACAGCGCCGCTGAACCGAGGCCAAACGCCGCCGCGCTGGTATTACGCACCCCGGCGGTGATTTCTTTGCCTTTTTCATAACGCTGTCTGACCGCGTTCAGTTTTTCCTGTTGCTGACTGACGCGGGAAAGCGCGGCGCGCTGCTGGTCAAGCGTCGTTGTAGTTTGAGATATGTTGTTGCGTAATTTGCGCTCTGCGCCGGACAGGTTGCGCGTGCTGACGCCTGTCTGTTCTAGCTCGGTACGCTGGCGCTGTACCGACTGGCGCAGCGCCGCATACTCTGTTTTTAACGTAGCGGCCTGACGTTTCGCCCGCTCCAGCGCCTGCGCCTGCCGTTTGGTGGGATGCTCGCTATTGCGCAACTCTGCCGACAGCCCGGCGGCTTTCGCCTGAGCCTGCTGGAGTGCCGCACCTGTTTCGCTGAGCTGGCTTTTTGCCTTGCGGAAACCGTCGATACGCCCGGCCTGCGCGTTCAGGTCTTTGAGCTGGGTCTGTGAATCGCGGATATTGCCCGACAGCTTTTTACTTTCGGTTTGCACGGCCTTAAACGGGCGGGTCGCCCTGTCCACGGCTTTCAGCAAAACGCTTAACTGTAGAGTGTTACTCATTGTTATGGTGTCCGCTGCGTTTCAGCGCTTTGTCGCGCCACAGGATCAACTCGGTGAGGGTCATCGGGTACAGCTCGGATGGCGGCCAGTGAAAAATCACCGCGATATCCGCCATCAGCTCATCAACACTCAGGCTTCGGGGGAGGTTCCCTGTTGCGATTTCGGCGTCAAAAAACCGACCACCTTGCCAGCGATGGCAATCATATCCGGCAATTCCATGCGGGTGATGTCGGCCTCGGTCAGTGACGGCAGCGTCATGCGTGGCAGCACTTTAATCAGTGCGTCTACGTCCGACCCGGCCAGCGCCGCCAGACTGACGCCGCGCAGCGTTCCGGTAGTCGGTTTAATCAGGGTGATAGTGTCGATGACGGTTTCGCCGCGTTTAATCGGGATTTCCAGCGTTACAACGTTGTCGTCTTTGTTCATGATGTTGCCTCTGTGTTCAGATAAAAAATAGAAAGAAGACGGCCAGCGCCGGGCTGGCCAGACAGGGTTACGCCAGACCAATCGCCCGGCGGTGTTGCTCCAGACGGTCAACGCCGACCACACGCTCAATCATGTTGATGGTGTCAATCTCGATCATTTCCTTGCCGTCGATGGTCAGCTTGTAGTACGTGCATTGGGTCGAAATCTTGGTTTCGGTATCTTCACCTTCTTTGCTTTCGCCGCCGTCGATCTCCTTATGACGGCCGCGCATCACCACTTCCACGGCAGAAATTTCCCCGGTGTCGTCGCGTTGATACGACCCATTAAAACGCAGCAGTACCGCATCAATGCCCGGTGCGGCGTACTGGCTCCACAGGGTTTCGTCTGCAAAACCGCCCATCGTCCATTCCATCGACAGCGCGTCATCATCCAGACCAAAGTCAATGGGTGCGCTGCCGCTCATGCCGCCGCCGCGATAGTTCTCCAGCTTGCGCGTGAGTTTCGGCAGCGTGACGGCAGTCGCTACGCCCATGTAACTCATGCCGTCATTGAACAGGTTCATCATTTTCAGTTTGCGAGGCAGTGCCATAGCGCGTTAGCTCCTTAGCTGTTGACCGACGCGGCCAGATTCACCAGATATTTATCGGTGATGCGCTGGCGCAGGGTGAGATTTTCCAGAGGCGGAACAGGGGTATAGTCGTAATCGATATACAGTTTCCCGGCCTTGAGGGTGTCTTTATCGTTGGCGGTTTCATCGAACCAGCAATCGGCGTCAATGATGTAGCCGCCCGTTTTCAGCTCACGGAATTTGGCCTTGATACCTTCGATAATGTCTTTGATAAGCGTCGGGGTAACGGGCTTGTCCACCGCCCACAGGTGCGCTTCGGCCATCGTGTCGGCCAGCACCTGCGCGGTGCGGGTGTAGCTCTCAAACAGGAACAGCGGATCGTCAGAACAGGTGCGGTTACCCCAAAATCGAAAGCCGTCTTTACGAACCAGCGTGGTGATGCCTGCCTGATTCAGCAAATCCGCATCGGTGCCGGGTGCCTGCAAATCCCAATACACCGACGCGCTGATACCTGTCACGCCGTTCACGCCGACGTTAGACAGGGTTTTATGCCATCCGGTTTCTTGGTCGATTTTGGCGCGCAGCCCTAACGCGCGGGCGGTGGCATATGCCGTGGTACTGGCGTTGGCCGTGGTGTCCCACGCGATAAAATCCGGCCAGATCACCATCAATTCCCGCTGGCTGAAATTCTCGCGGTAGTTGATGGCGTCCGACAGGGTTTTGCAGCCCCACGCGCTGACGTAACCAAAGGCACGCAGCGACTGACAGACCGACGCTAACGCGGTGGCAACGGGTAACGAATCCAGCCCCGGCGCACCGAGAATGCGCGGTTTTACGCCCGTGACGGTCAGCGCATCTAACAACGCTTTCATACCGGTGTATTTGCCGTTTTCGTCACTGCCGCCGATCACGTTGCTGATGGTTTCGGCCTCGTCTTTGCCCTCAGCCACGCGCACCACAACGGTAACGGGCTTGGACTGGTCGGCGATAGCTAACAGGGCAGCGGCCAGCGTGCCTTTTTTCCCGGCCTTGCCGACGGCGGACAGCACGTTGGTAATCAGTACCGGGGTATTGAGGGGAAAGGTGGCCGCGTCGGCATCGGATGCGGTACACACCATGCCGATAATGGCCGTGGAAACAGTGGAAATAACGCGCGTGCCGTCGTTAATCTCGACGACCTGCACGCCGTGGTGAAAATCACTCATAAATTCAGACTCCAGCTAATAGCACGATTGCTGCATTAGGAGCGGCTATTGTCTGGCGGGTCGCAGGCGTGGGCGAGTCATGCTGGTAGGGTGGAGGCTGGCACAACACCGGGGCGGAAAACAGGCATGAAAAAAGCCCACCGTTGGCGGACGGTGGGCTTGCTTTCCCCGGCGTATCATTATTATTTTAAAACCAATCACATAATGACATTCGACGTGGTTATTTTATAAACGTTTATACAGATCAATTATGCATTATTGATCGGCTGTAGCGATCAATTCGCCACCCGGTGCCAACGGCCAGTCGATATCTGGCGCTGTAGATACGTCCACTTTCGTGAGGGCATAACGATACTTTTGCCAGTCGGATAAGATGAGTTTATCGCGTTCATCAATATAACCGCCGTCTAATGCGTCTTTCAGGGGGGCGATCATTTCTGTCGCGTGTGCTAACAACGCCGTTTTTTGGTTTGCCGCCATGCTGGCTAATGCTGCTTTGGTGATTGAGGGGGCGTTAATCCAGACCGGACGCCCTTTTTTCGCCCCCAGCATTTTCCCAGCCGGAGGAACTTGCCGCCAGTATGTGCGCGTTTCAACTGGCGTCAGCGTGACTGTATCGGCGGGCAATGTCCCTGCCGCTGCATATTCATCCTGCCATGCTGTCTGGTAAAAACCGTTGGTTGTCGGTGAATAGAGAATCATCATTACCTCATTACTGGCCGATGGCAAAAATCAGCGGATAGGCCAGACCCTGCGTACCCGTCCCGAACCATTGTGGAAACACTTTTATATTGGTGTTTGTCCATTGTGATACCTGAAAAATCTGGTCACTCTGAATCGTGTCATTTCCTTTTGTAAACACCCCGGCAAACAGACATTTTGAGGGAAAGACGACAGGGAACGATATTGCTGGATATTCGGTTCTTTCGTCACTGCAAATCGGCCCCGTCATCCACTGAATGATTAAGCCGCCCGGCTTATCTGGAATGCGCACGTAATCCGCTTCTGTTAACGTCCGGGTACCCAATAAACTCAGCAATGCCGATAGGCTCTGGTCGGTTTCTGCTTTCGTGTACGCGCCGACATCGGCGGCTGTCGGCTTGAATCCGGTATGATAGAGCTTGACCGGATCTAACCATTTACCATTATTTTGTTTATACAATGAAAAATCATACGCGGGGGACGTCATATCCTCTTCAACCAGTGCAAATCCGTAGTATTCATGATCAAAGAAATCTTCACCGTTTGCATTCCCTCCACGATGGCGTACCGAGATGTGACAACGCCAGCGTCCGTTCCCGCTCATTTCTCTCACGCTGCCCATTGACTGCGAACGGGTTAGATATTCCAGATAATCAGGGAATGAAGCGGGCTTATAGGATGTACCCACATTCTGAACGGCACCTTTTATTGTCCCTGCGCCCCCGTTCCCCTGTGATAATGGCAGTGTGAGGCCGATATGTTCACGAAACAGTGGTTTATCGGGAATGTCCGCGCCGTTCTGGTCTTTTGCCAGCTTTCCAGCCAGCGCATTCAATACCGTGGTGGAGAAATTCGGATCATTACCCAACGCATTCGCCAGCTCTTGCAGCGTATCAAGCGCCGCAGGGGAACCGTTCACCAGTGCGGCTACCGCTGCTTTGACAAAAGCCGTGGTCGCTATCTGCGTATCGTTTGCCGCTGCCCCGGCGGTGGGGGCTGTCGGCGTTCCGGTCAGCACCGGGCTGACTTTGGGCGCATACTGCGTGTGCGGATCAGCCGCTGACGCATGGGCATTGAGCTTATTGGCGGCGTCCGCTTTCGCCTCTGCAATCGCATTCAGGATGGTTGCTGAGAAAGCCGGATCGTTACCCAGCGCCGCCGCCAACTCTTGCAACGTATCCAGCGCCCCCGGCGACCCGTTAACCAATGCGGCAATAGCCGCTTTCACAAAGGCCGTGGTTGCCAACTGAGTGTCATTCGATGCCTGCGTAGCCGTGGGCGCGGTGGGCTTGCCTGTCAGTGCCGGGCTAGCCTTTGGCGCATACTGCGGGTGTGGATCAGCGGCGGCAAGATGTAGCCGCATCACGTTGTCAGCGTAGGCTTTCACCTCGATTACGGCGTTATCGACATAGCTCCGCGTTGCCAGCACCACAGCCGGGTCGATTTTCAGTGTCACGGCGTCGGTACTGCTGACAATCAAAATCATGCGCACGGTCTGAATGCGGCCGCTTCCCTGCTGCAATAGCGGCTTGTACGTTTCCGGGCAATTGGCGACCGCAATCAGATTGCCGTCGTCATCAAACAGGCCAACCTCACGCACCCACCAACCACCCTCATTTTCGGGGATTACCTGCTCGGCGATAATCTGGCTGGGGTTTTTCGGGTCAACACTCAGGGTATTCAACGCCGCCCGGCGCTGTTCGTTAATCAGCGCCGTTTGTGCCGGGTTCGGTGTCGGCAAGACGCCGCCGCCGTCACCGACGGCCATTTGGGTAATGTTCAGGCGGCTACCCAGCGCGGTCGCGTTAGCCAGTTTGGCCGCGCCGATGTTCGTTAACAGGGCAAAATAGGTTGCACTCATGCGGTTACGCTCACGTTGTCGATTAAATGAAGTGCTGCCCCGGTCACATCCAGACCGGACACAGTAATTGTTTCAGGAAAATAGGGGTAAACGGTCAGCGCGTCGCCGTCATAAGACAGGGCGGCTACATAGGCCGCGCCCTGTGTGTCTAGGTTGATATTTAGCCCCAGCAGGTGCCGCGAGGCGGGCTTAGCGTCGGCAATCAGCCGCTCCAGCTCGTAAAACGTTTCCTCGGTAATGCCGCTATCCTGCACGCCAATATCCAGGCGAAACGTGCCTGGCTCTCCGCCGTTCTGAAACCATTCACTGATACGGATCAGATAACCAAACGGCTCCACCACACGCCGCAGCGCACCAATCGTGCCTTTGTGACGGTGGATAAAGAACGCATCGCGGATCACCTGACGTTTCACGCTCTCCGGCCATGCCTCATCCCAGCGGTCAACGGAAAACGCCCACGCCAGATACGGCAGCAGGTTAGGCGGGCAGGTGTCCGGGTTCCACAGCAGACGCAGGGGAACGGGTACGCGGGTAATCTCGGCACAGGCGGTGGCGGCGGCCACTTCCAGCGCAGACGACCCGACAGGCAGCAGGCGGGTATCACTCATCGGCACCGCCCACACCCAGCCGATAGCCGGAACAATAGGACGCCTGCGCGTCAGTCAGCACGATATCGTCGGCGGGTGTCGTCAGCTCGACCCGTTGCACGCCCTCGACGTGCAGCGCAGCGTAAATCGCCGAGCGACGAATATCCCGCCCTAATCGGTGCTGCGCACTGATATAGGTTTTTAATTTCTGCTCGGCCGCAGCGCGAACAGGCTCTTTTTCCGGTCCCGAATACAGATACAGCGTGGCGTCAATCTCATACGGAACAATCACAGCAGACTGTACCGTGACCCGGTCAGCTACCGGGCGCACGTCTTCGCCGTTCAGGGCGGCGGCCACGATGGCGACCAGCTCCGTGCTGGCGCTGCCGTCTCCCTCGCGTGACAGTACCGACACCGTCACGCTGGCCGGGCTGGGGCTGATAACTGACACATCCGCCACACGCCCGTCGGCGCTGCGTCCGTGGTACTGATAGGCACCGACCGACCCGGCAACGCTCAAGCCCTCAAACGACTGTTGAATGCGCAGGCGGAAATCGCTGTCGGATTCCATCAGGGCAGGCGTGGGCGGCAGGGTCGAATTGTCTGCCGGATTAATCACCAGACGGGACACGCTGAAATTTGCGCCGAGCTGGTCGAGGTCATCACCCTGCGCAAACGCCACCATCACGGCGCGTGCCGCTTCATTGACGCGCTGGCGCCACAGTAATTCACGGTAGGCGTTTTCCTGTAGCAGCTTGACGATCGGATCGGATTCCAGCGACAGCGTGCGTGCGACAGCGGCGCGCTGGTCTTCCGGGTAGAGCGACAGCAGCATGGCTTTGCGCTCGGTGTAAATCGCCTCGTAGTCCAGTTCTTCCACCACGGCAGGCGCGGGAAGCTGGCTTAAATCAATCATCGCCATTGGTCAGCTCACAGAAACAGAAAGGAAAAAGGCGTTGCTGTCAGCCAGCGCGCCTGTGATATCAACGTACAACTGACCGTCGAATGCGCTGGTCAGGTTGATGGCCGTCAGCGTGATGCGTGGTTCCCAGCGCAGCAGCGCCATGTAACACGCTGCCATGACCTGCAATTTCACTGCGGGGTTTTGTGGCTGGTCGATCAGCGCCGACAGCAGCGAACCGTAATCACGGCGCATCACCCGCGACCCGATGGGCGTGATGAGAATATCGCGCACGCTCTGGCGAATGTGCTCAAGGTCGCCGAGCGTCTGACCGCTGTCACGGCTCATGCCGAGGTAACGCGCGGTCATAGTGGTGCACCCGTTATGCCGCCGCTGTCGCCGGGGTGTTTGTGGGTGTGCAACACTTTGCCATTGGACGACAGCGACCCGCCGGAATGCTCTATGTTGCCGCTCATTGTGCCGCCTTGTTTCACCTCCAGCGTTCCGGTAATCAGCTTGTTGGTGCAGACCACTTCCGGCGTGTCTAACGTGATGCGCGTGGAGGCGTTCACGGTGACCAGCGGCGCGGTGGCAGTAATGGATTCAGAGGCGGTGATATCGGCGGTTTTAATCCCGCTGACGGTCAGCGCCCCGGTTGCGGGTTCGTACTCAATAATCGCACCGTCGGGAAAGCTGATATGTAACGCATCGGCAGACGCCGACGGCGCGGGGTTGTTATCGGAATAGATGCCGGGCAGCACAAAGGCGGTGTCCAGTTCGCCGCCGATGGACAGGATCAACACCTGTTCACCAATGGACGGTGCCCACCAGTCGCGTGAACGTCCGGCACGGCGCGTCAGCCAGTTCAACCAGCCCGTAGTCATTTCTCCGGTTTGTACCCGGCACAGGGCATCCGCTATGTTGACGTGGGTCACGACGCCGACACGGATCATATTGCGCAGTAAGCGCTGGAGTTCAGTCAGGGTAGCTTGTGTTTTCATTACTTCATGGTGGATACTTTGAACGACTCACACAAACTTTTGGCGTTGTTCCATGATTAGAACAACAGGACGGATTCATCTTCTTTAACGGGATGCCTGGATATGACGGATTTTTTTAATTCCCATGATGTAAAAGAAGCAATTAACAATTATGCTAATTTTATTAATAACATAACTGTAAACTCCGGATTTGAGAGGGAGAAAAATAGAAATCTAGTGACTATATTGAAACATATGAATGAACACTCCGAGGAATGGAATGAAAATACACAATACACCATAAACTCCGTAGCCGTTGATTTTATTCGTGAATTCGCTAACAAAAGCAATCAAGTCGGTGAAATAGATTTTATTTTTTCCACTGTGTTCAGGTTTTTGATGGAGTTAAGTTTTAATCAAAAAGATAATCTAAGTGCTGAACTGGATGAATTTAAGTTTTTTACCATTAGAAATAAAGCTCAATTTTCAGATAAAGCGAAAAAAATAATAGAATACTCATTGAGTTGCTTACCTTTTGATTTAATTAGAAATGAATATCATAATGATGATATTCAATATTTCAAAAAAGCAGCTAAAGCTGAACGACTGATGAAGGAACGGATCGATGGGTGGGATTTAAGACTGGAGGAGAAAATAGAAAAAGCTGAAGCGTTAAAATCAAAACTCGATGAGCAAGAAACGGCTTATAATTTTGTTGGGCTATATCACGGCTATAATACTTTATCGAAAGATAAAAGGTCCGAATTAAATCGAGCTTTTATTTTTACTTTTTCACTTGCTTTTTTAGTTTTGCTTCCATTTTCTGTGAGTGTTTTTTTAGTATACAAAGAAATGATTAAGTTCGATTCCATAATTTCCTCGTTAAATCTACTTCCATTCTTTACATTAACATTTATATTTATTTATTATTTTAGAATTTCCCTTGTTAATTACATATCCATAAAGGCTCAAGTGAATCAGATTGAATTAAGGAAAACACTTTGCAGTTTTATACAAAAATACTCTGAGTATGCGAAAGAAATGAAAGCTAATGATGGAACTTCACTAGAGAAGTTTGAATCAATAATTTTTTCAAATATCATGCCCTCAGAAGATAAGATCCCTTCAACCTTTGACGGAATTGAGCAAATAGCGAAATTGATTGAGAGTATTAAAAAATAAAAATGAAGCCCCGCCATCAAGCGGGGCAGTTAGCAATAAATCAGTTCTGCTTACTCAGTTCATCACACTCTGCACGCTTATCCTTCAATAATCGCATCAACAGATTCACGGTATTAACCGCTGACCCGTGTTTGCAATCCAGTGTTGGGAATAGTGCCTGCATATGCGGCCAAAAATCCGTTGTTAGATATTCTACTGATTTGAATAACGCATTCAGTTGCGAAGTTTGGATATGGTTGAAGATAAGCGGTGTCTCAGGAATATAAAATTCCAGCTCGCAAGGGTGAACGGGCTTTTGCGGTAGTGGCTGAACGTCTTTTACCTGCGGGTTGAAATAGCAGTCTTCCAACTTCTCGAACACATCCCACGCCTGATCGGTTTCCAGCATCTTGGCGTGACGTGCTGCTCCGCGTTCTGTCCAAAGGATGAGGCTACGGGCGCGTTTACCGACTAACCCGTTTAAATCGGGTCTGTTCTTAAATTCTTTTAATTCTGAATTGGTTATCTTGAAATAATGCTTACCACAAACAAAGCGTTGCGCATTATTGAGGTAGTTGTCAGAAATGTTTTTAGGTTTTGAACCATAAAGCTGAGCTAAGAGTTCAGTAGTAATGACAGGGACATTGTTGTGTGTGACAACGGAAAGGCTTTCTACAGATAGTTGAGTAGTCATGATGACCTCGTTAATTTTTTCGAGTTACCACAAACGGTGTGGTGCCGGGAGGCTCGAAACGGCTTAACGAAACCGCGGACTTATTTCCCTTGCGGGTATTATATTAGTCGCCCTCCCGACATTGAGCGGGGTGTGGCCGCGCTATGCGTCCACTGAATGACAGGCATAAAAAATCCAACACTATCGGGGTTGGTTGTCCGCGTTAAGAGGTTTTCGAGGCCTCGTGGAGCGAACCATAGCGGAAACTGTCAGGTAAAATCAACCGTTTTATCTACTTAGATGTTCTATCACCAATCCTTCAACCTCTTTTATCTCCCGATCGCTGAACCCCAGCAGCGGCCTTGCCTCGTATTGCACATCGGCACTATTACGATTAGGTCGATCGCGCAGGCCGTAATGATGCACCCGCGCCATGCGCTGCACCCGTCCGATAAATTCCACGCTGGCCGCATCGACAGTGCCTTTGGCTTTCAGGTATTTTGCGGTTCGCAGTTTCTGGAACATCTGGCGTTTAACCCGACCTTTCTTGCCCTTGATTGGCTGGGCTTTACGCGGGGCATAGGGGGTGCCGTCCGGTGCTGTCTGCGCTTTGATGTGATGTTGCTGGCTACCGCGCAGGGCTTTTGCCACCGTTCCGGCCAGTTTTCGACGGCCTGACGCCGACAGGCTGGCAAGCAGCCCGGCCAGCTTGTCGTCAAACGGTTTCAGCTCATTCATTCCACTGGCTCACTAATTCACCGTTGATATACATGGAATCCGGGCGCGCTACGGGAACAGGTAACGGCGGTTCTGGCGCGTGGGTCACATGCAATGCCTTGTCTACCTCTTTGACGATCACACGCTCAGTGAGTTTCAGGCTGATGCTGATATCACAGCTACCGTTATCGTTAATGTCAGCCAGATAGGTAAAGCCCTTACGATCATGGCCGATATCCGGCTGATTTTCACGTACCCACGCCTGAATCGGCACTAATAACCAGTCGATATCGTCAGTAAAATCCGTGATAACCAGATTCAGCGTGTACTGGTTCTCAAACGACAGCGACGCGGCCAGCGTGGACACTACCGTGCCGCTGTCGATAAAGACATGCAGCATATCCGGGTTATTTTTCAGTACCGGCACCGCGTCATTTAAGGCGCTGCGCAGGCTGTTGGGTTTCAGCATCGTGTTGTTCCTGACAGTGTTTGACGGTTTCAACCTGTAGCGCACAGCTCACCAGTGCGCCTTCCAGTTGACGGTTATCGGCACTTAAATCACCGTTGGTCTGTGGGTTGCTGCCCGGTATCAGGCAGCTCGTTACTTTCGGACAGCCAACGTAAATAAGCGTCGGGGTTGTCAAAGTCGGGGCGGCGGTGCAGCCGCTTAACATCGTCAGGCAAATTAGCGCTGTACCAGCGGCGCAAATCGGCGTTTTCATTAAGCAACCTCGTTAGTGTACGTTCGCGCCCGGCGGCCAGTTGCCCGGCCTGTGACAGTTTCGTGCGGAGTGCCGCCTGTGCCTGTTCATTGCGCCGGGTGTTGTTCTGCAACGACCCGATGGCGGCAGACTGTGCCAGCAGTGTGTCTTTTTGCTGACTCAGGGTAATAGCCTGCTGGCTTAACGAGTTTTCAGCGCGGGACAGTTGCCACTTAGTGATAACCAGCACGGCCAGCAGGCAGGCGGCAACGATGGCGGAGAACTGTGTCAGGGGCTTACTCATGCCGCCCCCTTAAGACAAACCGCACGCTCACGCTGGCGACGGGTTTCAATACCGCGTGATACCTCGCCGTTGACATACACCCAGCGCAGCAACTGGTCACAGGCGTTGCGCCACTGGCCTTTGTTGATAAAAAACGCCAGCGTAGAGCGACATGCCGCGCCAACACCGACATTAAACGCAAAACTCACTATCGCGTCATAGACGGCCTGCGGCATATTAACGGCCATACAGCGTGCCAGCGCCTTTTCGACCCGCAACACATCGGCAACCAGATTGACCGCCGCCTCACGCTCGGTGATGGTTTTCCCCGGCACCACGCCAGCGGTGTGTCCGATCCCGTTTGTCCACACGTTCGCACTGCACTGATACGGGCTTAATCGGCATCCCTCAAGGTCGGCAATCAGCGCCAGCCCCTCTTGTGACGTTTTCAGCAACGAAAAATCCGGCACTAACGCGGCCAGCGCTAACACCGTGGCAATAACACAGCGTTTAACGAGTGATTTCATGGATAACCTCGCGGGGATTATCGATAGTTTTCAATAGCTGGTAACTCTTGCGGCGGTAGTACCAGTTAACGCCAACGGTGAACACCACCCCCAGCGCCCCGAAATAGGCCGCGAAATCCTGCGGCGTCATCGCGCCGAAAAATGCCAGCGCGACGCTTATCCAGTACGCGATAAACGACGTGATTCTTTCCATATTCAATCCCATAAACTCACCGTTTCTGCGACAGGGGCGGCAGCAATATCCGGCAGGGTTACGGCGGTGCCGTGGGGCAGTATTGCCCCGAATTCAGCCACCCCCGGATTAGCCGCTAACACCGCCTCAACGGCACCCTGCGTGTGCCCGTAGTGGCGATAACACAGGGCGTCCAGCGTGTCGCCCTGCTGTGCGATAACGTTCATCAGATATGCCCGATGATGCAGCGAGGCTTATCCTGCAAGTGGCTGATTGACCAGCGCGCATCGCGCCACAGCTCATCAATCGTGCCGTCGAGCGCATCGGCCTTACGGTCGCCTTTGGCGCTGGCGTCATAGCTTCGGTAACGCTCGTACAGCGTTGCCGTGGTAATGGCGCTGACTGCACACAGATAGTGGTGCTCTTTTTCGCTCTGGCCGTCGAGTCGCTCGGCGGGAACGGCGTCCAGCGTTTTAAACCCTGCCGCCATCTGTGCCGCGCGGTACTCGTACAGTTCGGCGTTAACTTCAGAAATGGCGGTTTTCGCCGCATGGCGCAGGCGCTCCGGCGTGACGGTGTTCTCAAGGCGCATCAGCGTGCGCAGGGTTCCCGGCTCCACATCCGGCCAGAAGAAGGTGTTTTCGATTACAGCATCCTGTTTCGCGGGCACCGGAATAACCACCGCATCCGGGCGTGGCTCCGCTTTCGCGGTAAAAATCATTGTCGTCATGACAACCTCTGAATAGGTGGGCGGTGGACACAGGCTCAGAAAACAGTGAACTGTTCCGGCCTGTGTGCCGCCCGGCGCGGGGCGCGTTGGGTTAACGGCTGGCCGCTGCTTTGCGCAGCGCCGTTTCCAGCCGCTCTATGTCTTTTTTCACACCGCTTCGGCTATCAAGCTGAAAGGCACGTTTCAGGTGAAACAGGGCTTGCTCCGGCTTGCCGCTGCGCAAGATCAGGCCGATGATTTTGTGCAGTTTGGCGCGCACCTGGTCGGGCATGTCCTCTGCATCGGTCAGGGTCAGCGTATCGATCAGCAGGTTAATGTTGACCGCCTGCCCGGCGGTATGGGCGCGGGTCGCAGCGTCGGCGACCTCTTCGGCTAACAGGTACGGCGTCGGGCGGGTGTAGCCCTCTGGCATCACCAGCTTATGCGCGATGGCATAACGGGCAATCTCCAGCGCGCCGGGAACGTCCCCGGCGTCGAGCTTCCACACCATGACCGTCATCAAGACCGCATCCTGTGCGCCGCGACCGTTTGCCAGCACTCCCGCCACCCACGGCGCATAGCTGGGTAACAGCCCGCTTTTCATCTCTGCTTTACGCTCAATGGAGCGCACCTGTTTTAACGTGCGTTTGTCAGCCGCAAGCCGGAACAGCATTTGCTCGTATCCGGTGGCCTGTCGCAGCGGATCATTCTCCCGCTGCGACGCCTCGGCAGCCGACACCCGCATCATATGACGCTGGGCGGGGCTTAACATGCTTAGGCTCCGGTGTTATCGGTTTGGGTTTCAGTACCAGGCGCGGCAGGCTCAGCGGCCTTTTCTGCTTCCGGCGGTTTCGGGAACTTACCGAGCTGGATGTTTTCGATCACGCAGCCACAGCCGTAATCTTCCACGACGTAGTCCTGTTTAATGGATTCGTAGTTTTCGATACGGTCACGCTTGGCGTTCTCTTCGAGGTGGCGGCGGTGACTGTCGTCCATGTAGTAGATAGACAGGTTATCCAGACGGGTGATCATCAGGGCATTGGCCGGGAAGTATGGCACGCGCACGGCAGGTAAATTGCCGATACGCTTCTGGCTGATAATCACATCAGCGGCCAGTATTTCGCTGTTTTCCTGCTGCTTGTTGACCAGTGGGAAATACTTATCGGACAGTAGCTGACGGCCACAAATCACCACCAAATCCGGATCTTCCTGATGCCATTCGTCGATCATGGTGTTGGTCGCGTCCATCACCAGGGCGTCGAGGCTGACATAATCGCCGTTCTCACCGACGCGGATTTGCTCGGAAATCACTGCGCCGTCTTCGCCCACGACTTTACTCATCACACGTTTGGCAGATTCATTGCGGTACTTTTGCAACCAGCCCACCGCCACATCCTGCAAGAGCGGATTTTTAGTACGGTCAGAGGTCGCCGCACGCTTCACGCCGTGCCATCCGGCCATGATGTAATCCAGCGACTGACGTTTGGCGATAGCGTTACGCAAACGCAACTGGAAATCCTGAAAACGCGCCCATAGGTCAAGGGTGTTGTAACGGATATGGAAATCAAAGTTCATCTGTTCGCACTTGTACTGGCGTGCTTCCAGACTCAGCAGATCGGCGGTTTCACGCTCGTCACCGTTTGATGTATCCGTGGTGCTGGCAACTGACCCGGACACGCCGAGGCCGATCTTTTCCCCGGTCAGCTCGGCAACCGGCACGATGTTGATGCGGGTCAGGAAGTCAGAGGACTCTTGCACCACCTCCATCAGCGACTGCGTGACGGACGGCTCAACGCTGAATTTCTTGCTCAGCGTTTCCACCTCAACGCCATTCAGTGCGGCAAGCTGGGTCATGTAGGCATTAAATTTAAAACGGGTTTCTTTACGCATGGTTTTTCCTGTTCTTTCCGAAAAAGGGTATCGAGGGGGTACGCCCCGGTTAGCAGTTGGTCAGCAACGAGGCTTCGCCGTCGCCACCTGTCGCCGCCGGGCGGCGCTTTTGCGACAAGCTCTCTGTACCGTCCAGCGTGGCTTTCAGGGCAGTGAACCGCTGCTCACTGGCGCTCAGCTTCTGCGTCAGGGTGGCAATATCCTGCTGCTGGCGCTGCTCAAGCTGGGTAAAGCGCTGCTCCACGCTGTCGGCGTTGGTTTGCACCTGCCCGGCGACAGCGGCCACGGCTTCATGCACATCGTTGAAACGGGCGTCATCACTGGATTGCTTGCGGCCAAACAGGGCGGTGATGCGAGACAACAGCGTCGGCTCCACGTCCGGCAGGTCTTCAAATTCCAGTGTCACTTCGGTAGCGACAGAAAAGAGGTTTTCCGGGGAGGATTTGCGCATAGCCAGCGGGCTATGCTTGGCTTTGGCGCTGAACTCCAGCATTTCTGTGCCGAGGCTGGCCGGGTCATCAGTGACCGCCAGACCGACCAGGCAGCTTTTCCCTGAGTTGCTGAAATTGGGTTGAATTTCCATTGAGGTATAGATTTTCTGGCGCGCTTTAATCATTGCCACCAGTTCATCTGTCGGGTCGATTTTGGCAAACAGCGCCAGCTTGCCGTTGAGCACAGAATCATCCTCAATCTTCTCGGCTTTCAGCTCGACCACATCGCCATAGCGGCGAAACGGGCTATCAGGCAGCAAACCTTTAACGTGCTCAATGTTGATGCGGCAGCCATAGACTCGCGGATCAAATCCTTCGCCCATCTGTTGAATATCGTTCGCGTCAATGATGCGACCATCACAGGTGTCGCCCTCGACACCGATACGGAACCACTTAGAAACTTTCTTTGCCATTTTCTCATCCGTTGTTTGCGGGAAGTCGGGGCGAGTATCCGGCGTGACACTATGGCGCGCCATCAATCACGGTTCGCTAACCGCTGGCACAACAGGCACTTAAGGCGGTGAGGGGCGGCGCTGACGTAGCCTTGCCGTCATGAATACAGCCATCGATACCACCATCATCAGCGACCCACGGCGACAAGCGGCTTTGCTCTACTGGCAGGGCTTTTCGGTGCGTCAGATTGGGGAAATGCTGAACCAGAAAACGCCGACCGTTCAGAGCTGGAAGCAGCGCGACGGCTGGGACGCTATCGCCCCGGTATCGCGTGTTGAAGCCAGTCTGGAAGCACGGCTAATTCAGCTCATCATGAAGACGAAAAAGGAGGGGCATGACTACAAAGAGATTGACCTATTAGGCCGTCAGATTGAGCGGCTGGCGCGGGTGAACCGCTACAGCCAGACGGGTAACGAGGCCGATCTCAATCCCAACGTGCGCAACCGCAACAAGGGTGAACGCAAGGCACCAGAAAAGAACCTGTTCAGCGAGTCGGCTATCGAGAAGCTGAACGACATTTTCCTAGATGAAATTTTCGAGTACCAGCGCGGCTGGCATCAGGCCGGGTTACAGCACCGTATCCGCAATATTCTGAAATCGCGCCAGATTGGGGCGACGTTCTATTTTGCGCGGGAAGCCCTTATCGATGCGCTGACTACCGGACGCAATCAGATTTTCCTGTCAGCGAGTAAGGCACAGGCGCACGTCTTTAAAAACTACATCATCGACTTTGCCCGGCTGGTCGATGTTGATCTGAAAGGCGATCCGATGGTGCTCCCCAACGGGGCGCGCCTGTTCTTCCTCGGCACCAATATCCGCACCGCGCAGAGCTACACCGGAAACCTGTATCTGGATGAATATTTCTGGATCCCCAAATTTCAGGAGCTGCGCAAGGTCGCCAGCGGCATGTCATTGCACAAAAAGTGGCGCTCCACGTATTTCTCCACGCCGTCGAGTCTGGCACACAGCGCCTATCCGTTCTGGTCAGGTGAGCTATTCAACAAGGGACGCAGTAACAAATCCGATCACCTGCATCTTGATTTAAGCCACGCGAATTTGTCCGGCGGCGTGCTGTGCGGTGACGGGCAGTGGCGGCAGATTGTGACCGTGGAAGATGCGCTGGCCGGGGGCTGCAACCTGTTCGACCTCGACCAGCTCACGCTGGAATACAGCCCAGCAGAGTATCAAAACCTGCTGATGTGTGAGTTTGTCGATGATAAGGCGTCCGTATTCCCGTTTGAGGAATTGCAGCGCTGTATGGTCGATGCGCTGGACGAGTGGGAGGATTTTAACCCCTACGCGCTGCGCCCGTTTGCCTATAAACCTGTCTGGATTGGTTACGACCCGTCACACACGGGCGACAGCGCGGGCTGTGTGGTACTGGCACCGCCGCAGGCACCGGGCGGTAAGTTCCGCATTCTGGAGCGCTTCCAGTGGAAAGGCATGGACTTTGCCGCACAGGCCGACGCTATCAAGCTGTTGACGGAAAAATACATCGTTGAATACATCGGCATTGATGCAACGGGCATCGGTCAGGGCGTTTATCAACTGGTACGCGGCTTCTTCCCGGCCGCGCGCGAAATCAAATACTCACCGGAAATTAAAACCGCGATGGTGCTCAAGGCAAAAGACACCATCACCAGCGGACGGCTGGAGTACGACACCAGCCACACCGACATCACCCAATCGTTTATGGCCATACGCAAAACCATGACGGCCAGTGGTAACCGCACCACCTATGAAGCCAGCCGCAGCGAGGAAATCAGCCACGCTGACGTGGCATGGGCAACCATGCACGCGCTGTTAAACGAACCCCTGACCGCGATTAACGGTCATGTCCCTGTCAGCATTTTGGATTTTAACGAATGAAAAAGCGTAAATATCGTAAATCACAAACGGCAGTCGTCAGCCAGGCACAGCCGATAGAGGCATTCACTTTCGGTGAACCGTCCGCCGTTCTGGATCGCCGCGACATTCTGGACTATGCCGAGTGTATCCATAATGGCCGATGGATTGAGCCGCCGATCAGCTTTAGCGGTTTGGCTAAAAGCCTACGCGCTGCGGTACACCACAGCTCACCCATCTATGTGAAACGTAACATTCTGGTAAGCACGTTTATTCCGCACCCGCTATTGAGTCAGCAGGACTTTAGCCGCTTTGTACTGGATTACTTGGTGTTTGGTAATGCGTTTCTGGAAAAGCGGCTGAACCGGATAGGGGGCTTATTACGGCTGGAGTCTAGTCCGGCCAAATACACCCGGCGCGGGGTAGAGGAGGATGTTTACTGGTTCGTGCAGTCATTCAAAGAGCCGCACCGCTTTGAACCGGGTAGCGTGTTCCATCTGCTGGAGCCGGATATCAATCAGGAAGTGTACGGCCTGCCGGAATACATCAGCTCGTTGAACTCGGCCTGGCTGAACGAATCGGCGACGCTGTTCCGGCGCAAGTATTACCAGAATGGCGCACATGCGGGTTATATCATGTATGTGACCGATGCGGCGCAAAGCGGCACAGACGTAGAACGACTACGCTCTGCGATGAATAACACCAAGGGATTGGGGAATTTTAAGAACCTGTTTTTCTATGCGCCTAACGGCAAGCCGGACGGCATCAAGATTGTGCCGCTCAGCGAGGTGGCAACCAAAGACGACTTCTTTAACATCAAGAATGCCAGCCGTGACGACCTGCTCAGCGCCCACCGCGTACCGCCGCAGATGATGGGGATTATCCCGAATAATACGGGCGGTTTCGGGGATGTGGAAAAGGCGAGTCAGGTGTTTGTCAGGAACGAGTTGGTACCTTTACAGGAACGGATGAAAGAGATTAATGAATGGATGAACGAAGAAATTATAAACTTTAACGCATATGCGTTTTAATTTTGAGATTCAGTTATGTCAATAAGCCTTTGGATTTCATGGATAAAGTCCTGAGGCTATTTTAAATAATTCGATACGTAATTATCCATGTTGGCTTGTTTAAGTATTTTGCTATTTTTAATGTAATTTAAATTATCCCATTCAAAGTAACTGCAAAGTATAACAATTATTGTGAGTAATTTTTCATCTGTCAAATTTATTAGTAATTCATATTGTTCTTCTCTTTCGTTCTCTTCGACTTTATCATTGATTAATTTAAGGGGAAGATAAAATCTTCTGGCTAAAGAAAAGAAATGTTCATCTACATCCAAGTCCTCAAGCCATTCACAAATTCTCTCTTTCCCAATACCTCCATTAACTAATAAACTTAAGCTGTCGTCGATGTAAGTAACTGCATTGCCAGATTTGTATTGAATAAGTGATGTTTCTTCGGGGGTGTTTTCATGCTGTAATTCATTATTGTGAGGGGCGTCATCGATCGCAATACGTAATTTGTCAAAATTAGATTCTTGAGCTTCGATTAAACTAAAAAAACGCATTTCAAATTTTTTATAATTTTCTAGTTTCTCCTGTCTCTTTAATTCATGCATTAAAGCCTGATTCGACTGCAACTGTAATCTAACAGAGTGTATTAATAAGCATATGGAGATAAAACTCAAGATGGGATTTAATACCCCACCCATAAAATCACCAAATTGCCCCCATACGTCTGCACCTTGTGTACTAAGGTAACTTACTCCGAAGTTTAAGGAATACAATCCCCAAACAACTATAATCAACGCTAAACATAAAGTCTTTAACATCTTATTGTACCGTATGAACTAGATATTTTATTGTTTCGCCGCTGTTAATTCTGACACGGCTAACTGTTAGCCTAAGATAAATACGCCCTTCGGAAGATGGAGAGTTATTTACATGTAAGTTTGCTGAGATCATTTTCTTTTGACTTGACATAATTATACGTAGAGGACTATAAAAGCCAAAAGCAACTGTTTCATCTTCTCCTTCAAGTACAAGTCTTCCATTACCAGTTCTAGCATTGAATCTCGTGATGTAAGCTCTAATTTCCTCTGTTTTTTTTGCTACCTTTGACTTAAAGAGGTTTGTTGCAGTAGCCGTGTCTAATTCAATAACTTTCTTTTTGTCATGCGCTCTTTGTTTGAAATTAAGTTCTATGTTGTAATTTTTTTTGACATTTATCTCATGCATCCTTTTTAAGGGTGCTCTTATTCTTCCTATTAACTCATCTTCAATATCTGACAAGCCTTTGACAACTTCTTCTGCTTCATTAGATAATTCTCGCGTTTCTAAATAAAGAGATTGTGAGATAAAAAAACTCATCACTTCATTAAAAACAGGTTTGGATATTCTACGAAGTTCATAAATTAATTCAGGCTCATTAATCACTAAGTCAAAGTTCTGCCCATAAGAACCTGTAAAATTCTTTTTTAGTACAGCTCGTGCAGGATTTACATGTGTACGTCTTTTGATGATTACTTTCCTTAGAATAGCCTCAGCCAAAAGACAAGTAACTTCAGCTGTTCCGCCGAGAGTTGCTATGCCATATTCCATATCAACTTCATCATCACCGCTTTTGATTATGACATCGTAATTAACACGCATTACCTTTCCTTGTGAAAGTTGATTGCACAAAAAATTAAGATTAATCTCACTCTAGCATGGCATGCTATGTCTTTGAACATTTAACCTTTAAATTTGATAACGCGCGCAATGCTATCCCCGCCACGCCTGCCCGCTTTGTGTGTCGCTTTTCATGCACTCGCACGATCCAGCGCGATCCGCGCCAGCTATGGCGTTAACGGGGATAAATTGGGCTTAGATCATCATGCAAAATCATGCGGGTTATGCATGCATGGCTAAAAGACGGCATCCTCTAATCGTTTTTTCAGGTATTCGACCAGTTCCGACTTGTCACTAATCTCTCGATACTCTCTGGTTTCTATCGTGCCGTTCGCCAAATCCGCAATGATTGACATCGCGGTTTTTAATTCGTCTACATCGCACTGAGCCACTAACGATATGTCGGCGATTAACTGAACCCGCGACAAAACGGCCTGTATGTGTTCCGTGTTTTCCAAGGGGTGCCATTTCCTTATTTTTACTGTATGCATATACAGTATTTTACATATTGAAATTTTCGTCAATCACTTAGTGTGCTACAGGTGACTGATTGGTTATGCGTCCCACGCCATGCAAAACGGCGTGACATGTCACTAGAACATTTCACGCCGAGGCATTCACAGAATTAACTTTAAATCATGCCAGCCTTGCGTATTCCAGCACTCAGATGAACCAGACAGGCAGCACTCGGAAACGGGTAACTTCTCCCAGCATTTCTGGCATTTACGCTGACTTAGCTCCGCTATTTTTTGCTGTAGGGCTGCGGCATCCTGACGAATTAACGTGGTCATGTACTCGTCGATATCATAGGGATCGCGCCCCGGACGACGCAGGGCGCAGTTGCGCTTCAACATTTCCAGTTCTTGCGCATCAACGTGGATCTCGACTTTCACCACGCCAGCATCACGCTGGCGTGCGCGCTGGGCGGCTTTACGCTCGGTGGGGGATTTAGGCATTATTCCCCCTTACTTTCTGGCAACCATCTACATTCAAAAAGCCGTTTGAATTCTTCTGGGGTATCATCTCGCATGATTGGCTTTAGGTCATGTAGGTTGTAGCCCTTAGCCCAATCTATACCGATCCACACCAGAGAATTACTGGATGGTGGGATGATGACAGCGCGGAGGGATAAAATTTCTTTCGCCATTTCTTCGATAATCTCACTATCGCAGGCGGCGGCGAGGCATACAGCGAGCAATCTATCATCCGGTTTGTAGTTCGCCTTTTGTGCTAATTCTTTAATTTGTTGCAACTTCTCGTTAGTTAACATCGTTAAACCTCCATCTGATTACTAAACCCCGGCCACTCATCAGCCGCCGGGTATGAAATAAGTTCGCCGTCAACCTTCATCTTTGCCCCACGCGCCAGCGCTTCCAGCTCCCAGCGTTGAGCTGTGATACCTCGCTGGGATAAATCACGCTGAATATGGGGTATCCGCTCCCGTTCTTCGCCCGTTAATCTGGCTGACGGTGACGGATCGCGGAGGGTATTGGGGTCAAAATCTCGCTGCTTGTGATTCTTCCTGACGGATTGCTCACGCAGACGCATTCCTAGCGCCCTCACAGCCGCGTCGTCATTCCAGTCAATCGGTGAGTTATCGGTTTCTGATGTCGTCGCTATGACGCTGTTTTCGGCCTGCGTTTTGACATTTGCGCCCGACCGTTGAGAACCCAACCCACAGTTATTGACAGGACTCCGAGGCGCGCCGGGGGCGCTTTTTAAAGTCAAAGGCTGAACTTCAACGGCTTTAGAAACAATGCGCCACTCGGTTGTCCGGGTTTCAAAAACATGACCTTCACCCAAGTGCGGGGCGAAAATCCCGATCACCTTTTGCACCTCTTCGTCATACTCGTTGAGCTTGTCCGATACCCGGCGCGCAACACGCACCGTTTGCAGTTCGCGGGAAACATTCGCGCCGCCCTGTGCCGCCATGTATGCGGAAAAATCGCCAGCATCAGCAGCACAGCGAACCGCTTCGACTTGTTCATCGAACTGGTCAGTAAGATTGACACTGCGTAACGTGCCGCTACGGCATTCGCGGTAAGCGCCCATCGTGGGGATACCGATAGGTTTAAATTGAGGGATACGCCACGTTGACGCCCACGCGGTAACGGCTACCGCCATATCACGCAGCGGCTTTCCGGTGTCTTTATCGATCTCACCGTCAAGCGCGTAGCCGTCAATATTTTTGGCAATGTACTTAGCGATATAGCCAGCGGCACCACCTTTATTGAGGTGTTTACATTCAAAGCGGTAAGTTGCTGCGCCGCGTTCTCCGCCGTCTTCTTTCAGGGCATAGCGGCGCATAATATCGATCACCGATTGGCGATGTGCGCGCTTGCAAAACAGCATCATGTGCCAGTGCGGTGTCCCGTCGTGATGCGGCTCGACAACGCGCATCCCGTAAACCTTAAGGCCATTATCTTTAAACGCTGTGCGCATCTTGCCCCATATCTTGACTAGATAGCGCTGGCCGTCTTTGGGCGTAAAGGCTTCACTGTCCCATTTTCTATTAAACTGGACTTTCTCGTTGTCGCGCTTACCAATAGTGCGAGTCGGGTGATATTTCGACGGGGTAGTGATAGTGATAAACATCCCTACGTCTCGCTGTTCGCTGGCGTAACGCTCAATCCCGGCGATAGTGCTCATTAGCTCCATACGTCGAATTTCCGGGTTGGAAATACTCGCCATCACCTTGTCGATCAGGTCGATACGTTCACCTGTTGCGACGTTCTCCAACTCACAGCTTTTTAGGTAATCCATATTAGCGAGGCGACGCGCCTGTACATCGCGGATCGCCATTTTGCTGGCATAAGGCGACGCCTTTTTACTGACCTGACCGACTGCGATCATCAGCGCTTCACGCCAGCGGGTACGCTGGGCTTTAAGCTGGCGAGTCCACCATTCCTCATTAATCAGGCGGGACACGCTGGCAATCGCCTTGCGTATATTCAGCGTGCCTTTGCGGTAGTTCTTCCAGAAAAGCGGGGTGATATTGAACGCACGCGCCATGCTGGCGACATGGCCGAAAAGCTCGGCCTGTGCCGCATCGGTAAAAAGCGCATCAGGTTGACCGCCGAGCTGTGCTTTCATGGCATCGCTCATTTCTTCATACGCCGAAAATATCTGGCCTGAAATGCGCGCAGCCAGACGCCCCAGCGCTTTGTCATTCATGCCGGGCAGCGTTTGATAAGCGTCAGATTCAGACAGGAAACACTCGGAAGCATGGCGATTCATCGCGTGGCGGGTATTGATTGCCTCAATACGCGGCCACATGCGCTGCATAAAGCTGTTAACCAGAAAACGATTAGCGCTCAGCATCCCTTTATTTTTTTTCAGGTAAACGTAGCGATTCAGGCAGATTTCGCGCAGGAAGTGCGGTTGCTGGTTAATTTTGGCTAAAACGGCTTGCCCCTGAGTCCATTCCTCACGGGTAAGCTGTCTTTCTTCCGGCACGATGGCCGGGCGTGGGGCGTTCCACGGATACGCACCCACGAACGCCTCGCGGGTGCTGCCGGGAAAAGGTGGCGGTGGAGTGGGAGCGGAGCGCCCCCGATGGGTCGTGGTCATTGATGATCGCGCATCACTGATTCAACACGCGCCATCAAAGCGGCCTGCATTTCTTCCGCTGCCTCTGGCGCGCCGGGTTGGCTGATACCTGCAAAAAAATCATTGATTTCACTTAGAACCAGTTGAGTTAAATCGGCTTTCTTCTTTTCTTGCAGGGCAATCTCTTTAGCTAAAGCGGATGCTCTAGCCGCATATTCCATCGCCAGACGTGACATTGGCGGTAAATCTTCGGTGATAAGGTCGTTACTCATAACCCACCCCGATAATGCTTACCTTTCAGTTCGTGAATGCCCTGACAGGACGCGCAGCGGGTCACGCCTTCGATTGCTGCCCGGCGAGCTTCGGGTATCGGTTGATCGCAGTCTTCACACTCGAACGCAGAAACGCCGCGCTGGGCGCTCCGGGCGATGGCGATCTGATGGTCTAACATGTCTTGCTGGCGCTGCTGCACCATGTCCATAGCATCCGGCATTACTCTTGCTCCTTATCGTTATTGAGCTGGTCAAAAGCTGACTGGCACAGCGCCGCAAAGCGCTTGCTTTCGGTCAGCAATTTCTTGGCATCAGTGACGTTTCCGCGCCAAATTTCGGTGGCGATAGCTCGATGCACAAAATCGTTAATGAGGCTGACGGGGTTTTGATAAACAGCCAGCGTGGATAAATTAGGCTGGTCGCCGTCTTCTTTCCCGCATTTAATTTCGCCCAGCGCAAAGTCATAGCCGACTTTCGCTATTGCATAATTGCCGTTGACATCGACGCGGTTGTAAGCTGGGTTTTCCATTACATCACCGCCTTGATATCTGACCCGGAATGATTAAAGGCGTCTGATTCCTGACGTAATAATTCGATGATTTCAACACTGCTTAATTCATTAATAGCGGCATGAGTCGCCAACTTATCCAGACGAGAAGAAAACGACGTGTGCGCATCGGCTTTCGCCTCATTACGTGCCTGAGAAAGCATTAACTGAATGCCCTCGCTTTCAGCCTTGCGGTGCATCGCCTGACCGACTGTTTTATACATGTGCATATAATCCTCAGATAAAGGGAGTCCCGACGCGGTTAAGCGCCTAATTAATTTCAGGAGGTTATTTAATTCAGATATTCTTCGGGTTTAATTGCCGTCAGGATATCGGGGGCGGCTTCAAACAAGCTGAATAGCTCATTTAAGGCATGTGATATTTTATTTCGCCACGGACATGAAACATCATCAATCCTCCAGTAAGGCTGATTAAATTCATTTTCACTTAATCCCGCATGAAAAAATAACGACCGTCTTTCACCGACACTTAACCAACTTAAAAAGGTCGAGGTTTTTTCACGACGTTTGCGGCTCAGCGAGAATATGCGGCGTAGCTCGTCAATCGCACAGACAATACGCTCACGTTCTGCGGTTGGCATTTCTTCCAGACGGTAAACGGTCTGGCTCTTTTTCATCTGCGCATGAAAGCAGATGGTCAAACGGTCGCGCTCATGCAGGCTGTTGTAATACGCGCAGGTTTCGCGCCAGCGACTATCGGCAAAGTGCTTGCCGATCACGTTGCGCAGCCCGGCGGGTAAATTCTGCATACTGCTGACGGTAAAGGCTGTCATGCGTTCCTCCGTAGCACTGACTTGATAGAACGGATAACCCGCTGGGCATAATTTGCCGAGCGGTTACGGATGATGATCCCCTGACGGCCTTTGCCTTTGGTGATCGTAAAATCTGGTTTTGTCTCCGTCTGGTGCCACCAGAGGAACGGCGCTATTGATATTGGTGCTTGCATGGTTTCCTCCTTCCTATTGGTAACCGCCCACGGATAGACGGTTGCAAATAAGTGCCGGGTTTTAGCCATGCCCGGCGCATGGCCTTGTGGTAGGATTGAATCGCCAAAAACAACCAACCACAAAAGAGGGAATCATGATTGAAAAGGAAATAATCAATCTTCTCGATAAAACGCTTTCACAAACTCTCGACGTTATTGAACCGATCAAATTGTCCGAAAATGACCGTCATGAAATTGAAAGCCTCTATAAACAATTAGGCAAAGCACTTGACCGTAGTTTAGGTACTAATATCAGCCCCAAAGGATTTGTGGGGAACATTTAAATACCGACGGGGCGTTTAATCGTCCCGCGTTCTTTACCCAAATAATCCAAATAAGCAGATGCAATTTTTTCATAAGAAAGGCCAGTATCAAACCGCTTACCTGAATTAAGATGTATAACAGCGGTTACACCATGTTTTCTTTTAATTTCAGAAATCGCCACTATGGAATCAGATTTGATAACAATGCGGCCATCAATCGTATTAATACGCATACAACCATAGGTATCTTTTGACGGCGTTTTTTCCTCTATAAATCTTGAGGAAATGAAATCGTCAATACCATCAACGATGTTGGAAACGCTGCCGTAATTTTTATCAGCAAAACATTCAACCACATAGTGAATATTACCGACATGTTCACCTTGAAAATAATATTGGCGGCATAAAGTGGCGGTATGTTTACTGTCCTTATTCAAGTTAATGAAACAACCACTTGATTGTTGTGATGCCGCTTTCAACTCAGTAATCTCATTGCTCATTTCACGCGCGTATTCTTCCGCATCGTCAAGAAACGAATTCGCATTCTTAATGTTGACATGTCTTTTTTTCAAATCTTCACGCATGGCATTAATCAGACCAAAAATCGGCATTTTCATTTTTCTTACTCACCCAATATTCAACGACGCACTAATACCGCTCAGTGCATCTACGGTTGACGCTAACGCGGGGTTAGCCTGAATACGCGTCTGCAACGTTAAGCCGACAAGCGACAAATAACGCACACCCGCGTTGATGCTCTCGATCACGTTATGCCGACGCGCTGGCGTCATACGCTCATCCGATACGCTTTCAGCAGCAACCGCGCCCACTGCGGCGGTGGCCTGCAATACATACGTGGTTAGCCGTTCTGCCTTTGCCTCATTCACTGGCACGGCTGGCAGGCAATTAAGCTGCGCCAAAAGCCCATCGATCAGCGCCGCATCCTCAGTTACATCGGTGATGGTCATCAGTTCGTCACAGGTCAGCTTGTGCGGCTGGTCTGGATTCAATTTGTTACGCAGGGTCTGATGATTCATGCCCACCTGTCCGGCCAGCTTCGCCAAATTGTGTTTTAACGCGAACGCCTGACAGGCGCGGTCAAAGTGTGGGTGTATGGAAATCTGATAATCAAACATGCCGAAATTCCCTTTAGTTTGAATAATCGAATTGTTAATTACGCTTTTGACTTGATGTATCGGCAATTGACGGCCTGTTGGCGCAAGCGCTCACGCCATGCGAGCACATTGATTAAAACGCGAGATTTATCTGCATGGCCTTTACCTGCCGCTGCACGGATAAGAGTACCGTCATCAAGCCATTTACGAACAAGGCTATCGCTGACCCCACTTACTTTGGAGAACTCGGCGACGGTCATAACATCTGCAATTGAGGCACGAAGCATAGGCTCTAATGCGATAGTTAATACGGTGGCTAACTGTTGGAATTGCTCAGGATTAAGCGTTGAAACAGCGCTTTCCTGAGATAGTTCGGTTGATTTTGCGGTTTGCATATCGCATCATCCTTCTTTGGTTGGTAGTAATGTTTGGTTATGTTCACATCTTGGCAGATGGGAGCACTTTAGATCGCTTTTATTTAACTGTAAATAAAAAATAGCGTCCATTGTGGTGATTTATGCGTCTTGAAAATGCGGTGGTTAGCGATGTACTGGAAAGAATCCTTTCTTCTTATGGGTTTACCATGCAAAAGGAGTTAGGAGAAAAACTTGGTATTGCTAAGAGTAATGTCGCTAGTTGGCTACAGCGTGGGCAGGTTCCCGGAAATGTAATCGTGCAATGTGCCCTTGATACTGGTGCTGATGTGAATTGGTTAGTTACTGGTGAGTTTGATAATTCGCATTTGCAAACTGATGCGGGGATTTTAAAAGGCAAGCCGCTTTACGATCAGATACTCGCATCAGGTGGGAAAGCAGTGCTGCGCCGGATGATGGATGCCTACGGGTTCAGAACACAAAAAGAGTTAGGCGACCTGCTGGGGATTTCTACCGCGACGATCAGCACATGGATTCGTCGTAACTTTTTTCCCGGTGATGTAGTGATTGCCTGTGCGCTGGATACTGGCGTTTCTCTTGAGTGGCTGGCGACAGGGAAGGGCAAAGCGACTACAGCGCAAGGAACGGATGAGATTGCGCCAGAAACCATCAACATTGATAAAAAACGTCTGCTGGCTGGCAAGTTAGAAGAAGATGGATTTTGTGCTATTGATGCATCATTTTTACCTGAGGGTATTACTCAAGAAAAACTATGCTACGTACGCTCAGGCAAAGACGCTTGGCTGGTCGAAATGGGAGAGGGTGAAATATCTAACGGCACATGGCTTTTAGATATTGATGGAACCTTAGATGTATATTCTGTATCGCGGCGTCCGGGAAATAAACTAATCGTCAGTGGTCGTGATAGTGAATTCGATTGCACTGTAGGTGACGTGGTTGTAAAAGGTATCGTTACTATTGTTTTTAAAACAGCAATATGATTATAGCGTTAATTTTTAAATAAACATTGATTTTTATATACTTCGACTATTACATGCAAAGGGAGTGCTCATGACGGAAGATAATATCCAGGACAAAATAAGTGAGTCTATTCATAGTATTACATTATTTCTGAGGAGGTATAAGTCACATTATATTAATAATGATTTGTTAGATGGAATAAAAAAAATTAGCATCGAAATGCTTAAGAAACTCAGAAAAATAAATAAATTAATTTCTTTGATTGGTATCAGTTCTAATCTAAGAAGATCTGAATATCTGAATTATAAACTTGATGAAGTTATTGACTTAAAGAAGTCGGCATTTATGCTTTTGGAAAATTATTCTTATCCTGAAGCTCAAGGTACATATAATGAACTTGTTAGAGTAAATAATGAATTACAGGATGTAGTTACATCACTACAAGAAGAACATGATGAAGTGACGAATAAAAGGGATGAGTTACTCACTAGGTATGGTAGTACCTTATCAAATCTAGAGTTAGATGTTAAAAGCTCAGAAGATCTCATAAGCAGATTTATGAAAACTAAAAAAACAATGGATTTGCAAATTGATAGTGTGATGGAGAGTCGGGATAAATTACAGGAGTTAGATGATTTATATAGAGAGAAATTAGCTAGCCTTGAGTTCAATGAGGAAGACACAAAGAGAAAAATAGCACACTTAGGTAAAGCAAATGATGTTATTTCTTCATCCAGAAATATTATCGAAAAATACCATTCTGAAGTTGGTGTTCTTTTGGATGAATTTGAAAAGATAAAGAGTGATTCAATTGATGTTCAATCAAGGGTTGATACATTACAAACTGGATTTTCGTCAGTAAAAACATTTTTTTTAAATAAAACCAAAGATATTGATGATATTACAGAAAAAGCTAAGAATGCCTTAGATAAGGCTAGCGATGTTGCTGTTGGAGGGCATTTCAAAGCACAATATGAAAATGCAAAAAGATTAGTTGTACTATGGCTTTTGTTCGGTGGGCTTTTTCTTATAGGAGCAATATTAATATGCCTGGCAACTGTATTTCCTGAAGTGACAAATACATTAATCGACAAAAGGCTGGAGGGGGGAAGTCAAACATCAATTATCATTGCCCGTTTGGCCATTGCACCTTTGTTTTTATTAGGTGCATGGTTTTGTGCTTATCAATATAATAAACAAAAACAAATCATTGAAGACTATGCGTATAAAAAAGTATTAACATTATCTCTCCTTTCAATAAAATCTGAAATTGAAGAGATTGGTGAATCTCATGTTTCAGAATTTATAAAGGGCGTGCAGAAGGAAATATTGAAATCCCCACTGGATTCTTTAGATAAAAAACATTTTAAGAGAGAAAGTAAGATTCTGAGGTTAATGCACAATGAGATGGCTAATAATTTAATAAAAAGAGTTAAAGAACATAGCCACCAAGAGAGTACACTTTCTCCTGTTGAAAAAGATAAAGACTAAAAGTACATGGGTCATAAGGGATTATTTTACTATTAATACAATCCCTTTTCCTTTTTTTAGATTTTCTTTACTTGTAGCCAAGCAAGATTTTTCTATGTGTCGATGAACCTCACCAAGCAGTAACATGTCAAAAGCTGCGCTGATGAGTATTTTTGTCAATCTCAGTCGGTTATAAATTGAATGAGCATAAAGGAGTATATCCATGGAGTACCAAAGAATCCGTTTGAGGGTTGATGATGATTTTCGGGAATTATGTATTAAGCACGGTATTGAGTTAAGCCAAATAGAGTGTTTCAGCGCCAGCACAACAATAGAAGATGTTATCGACTTTGTATACAAGACAAAAGATGCCAGCGTTTATCTTGCTCTATTGGCCTATGTCATCGTCGAGTGGCTGAAAAATAGGAAAGGTCGAAAAATCCATATCGCAATAGAAAACGAAAAGATAAAAGAAATCACCGCTGAGAATGTGAGTAAAAAAGAGTTAGAGAGCATCCTAACTAAAACTGTTGCTGTGTTTACGAATGAGTCTGAGTGAGAAAGCACTTCATACTCAATGATGATTTTCTGTACATTGCGGAAAATTTAAAAAATATTCTTCTCAAATTAACCAGTTAAAATTAGATGTCAGTACGAAAATTACCTAGCGGGAAATGGTTGTGTGAGTGCTACCCAAACGGGCGAGACTCCCGGCGAATAAGAAAGACGTTTAACACAAAAGGTGAAGCAGAATCCTTTGAAACCTACACCATGCGTGAGGTGGAAGATAAACCGTGGCTTGGTGAGAAAGAGGATCGCCGCAACCTTAGTGAACTGATTGAGCTTTGGAATAATTTGCACGGGCAGGCACTTAGTGCCAGTAAATCCCGTATGGGTAAACTGCGTATCATCTGTAACGGGCTAGGTGACCCGGTGGCCTCAAGATTGACAGCGAAAGACTGGGCGCATTACCGGGATAAACGTCTACGTGGAGAAATTGATAACGGCTACCATTCTGACCCCAAAATGTGGATAGCGAAACCGATCACGGTGAACCGAGAACACCAATACCTTTATGCCATGTTCAATGAACTGAAAAGGCTAGGGGAGTGGACGTTGCCTAACCCGTTAGAAGGGATGCGCATCTTTAAAGAAGCAGATCGTGAAATGTCGTGGCTGACGACCTCCCAAATCCAACAATTGCTGGATGCCTGCGAACGCTACGGAAAAATTTACCTTACGCGGATTGTTAAAGTATGTCTGGCAACAGGAGCAAGGTGGAGTGAAGCAGAAGGGCTAACCCGTTCTCAGCTATCGCCTTACAAGCTGACGTTCTTTAAAACCAAAGGCAAAAAAAACCGGACGGTGCCGATCCCGCGTTGGCTTCATGATGAGTTATCAGAATTACAAGGAAAGATGTTCCAGCCGTGCTATCAGGATTTTGTAAAGATGCTGGCTTTAACAAACATCGAGCTTATTGAAGGGCAAAATACCCACGTTTTACGGCACACCTTCGCGTCACATTTTATGATGAACGGCGGGAACATCTTGGTACTTCAGCGCATTCTTGGGCACGCCAACATTCGTGAAACGATGCGGTATGCACACTTTGCCCCTGACCATCTGGAAGAAGCGGCTCATCTCAATCCCCTCGCTGGTTACAGTGGCGGCAAAGTGGCGGCAGAGAATAATAAAGGCTACTAA